AAGTGACAAACCTACTTTGACAGGGGGTACAACCCGATACTATGATGATGCAGGGGTAAACCCTGCCTCATCGTATCACCCCGAGACCCTCATCAGTAGGTCTATGCCTTCCGGCGGACCGATTAACTCCGTTCTTATTTTCCAGTCTAATTGTCTACATAGTAATACTTGGTAAAATATTGAATAGTAGCTCCGCTGTTAATCTTTAAGACGGGTATGTTGGCAAGCGTTGACGCTGTGGTTGTTGATTTGTTTCCACTGTCACAGAAAAATCCAACCAATAATTGACCGTCTGTAAGTGTTGTAGTGTTTTGATTATATTTGAGATGATGGTTCATCTTCATTATAACCTTGTAGTTGTTTAACATAATCTCACCTGATGTTGGGTCAGGTTGTAAGTATAATGTTTTAGTTTTAATCACAGTGTAATCTCTAAAATAATTTGTGTTACGTTCACTGTTGTAATCCGTTAAGCCAGTAATGGGATTGGTGTCATAGAAATTTGTTCCAAAAGTGCCAGCAGCAACTGGGGTGCCTCGTGTCTTGACTATTACCATTCTAACTTTCATTGGGTGAGCAGTTGCGCTCTGTTGTTTAATTTGTAGAGATAATGCCATTGAAACTAGCTTGACACTGTTTCCTGTCATCTGGTCGTAGCCTACTCCCTGCGTTATTACAGGAGTAATATCCACAACCGAAAATCCGGTATTGGTATTCGCATTTGTTTGACCTATATCAATGTTATTTGATATAACCGACTGAATGTGTTTCTTCTCAACATTCAACGAACGTTTGACAAGAGCAACGTCCTTGACTAACTGAGACATACGTAAGCCACCACGCTTTGCGACATAGCGCTTTTTTACGGCTTTCTTAACCTTGGAGTAAGCTTTCCTAGCATACTTTTTTAGAGCCATTATAACATATGTAAAGATTTTATTTTTAAGTAGTTTTTCCTAAATATTATATTTAACTAGTTCCATATCTTCGTTGACCGTCCAGACGTTCCACCTATCTTTACTCATTAGGGAAAATTCTGGGAGACCATTTGTGAACACAAATATACGTGGTCTATCAAACCTTATTTTTTTGGCAGCATAACGCTTGTCATATGCTACACCATTTTTTATAACTTCCACACCGGAGTAAAAATCTCCTAGTTTATCCTTTTTCATTCCTCGGGGCATATCTATCAAATAGCACCTCTTAATTGGTCTTGACGCCACCCAAGAAAAAATATCGTCCATCAAACGATAGGGTGGTATTTCCTCTGCGACACCGGAGTATTCTAAATACTCACTGAAAATAGATTTGCCTATGTTCCCATTCGGGTCATAAACCAAATCAATAGTCCTCATACAAAACTCGCTTGCTTTTTTTAAAAGCGCTTCTTGATATGGGTATAAAGTAAATTTATTGAATATTGACAGCTGATGAGTTAAAACTCTTTGAATATCAGTATCTTTCCAAGGTCCATCTATACGAGTGTCCTCTTTGAGTTGATAAAAACTGTCACCACTTGCGAACTCTGGGTTTGTTGTGGGTTCAAAATATTGGGGCGGAACTTTGAATAATTTCAAAGCCTCCATTTTTCGTCGTTTCTTAATTAGGGATAGTCTCCCTTGATAATGTATGTATCCTGTGTCTCCGCACTCTTTCTGGAAGCAAAATTTCTTTGCTATGCCCGACAGGAACTCTGTAATTTGCTCTGGTGTATAATCCCCAGCAGTGTATCTAAAATCATAACCACAGACGGCATTCATTCTATATATAATACTTAGAAAATATTTTTAAGTCATTATATGGCGAATATTATTAATTGGCGAACAAGTTCTGGAAAAACAGCAATTAATAATATTCCTTAATATATATATATTTAACTTTCTGGCACAACTGGCACAAAAAGTAGACAAAGTGACAAACCTACTTTGACAGGGGGTACAACCCGATACTATGATGATGCAGGGGTAAACCCTGCCTCATCGTATCACCCCGAGACCCTCATCAGTAGGTCTATGCCTTCCGGCGGACC